TGATCATAAGTTACTTGTCTACATATCCGGCTGCTATATCTACAACTGGATCACCAACCGTATCTATATCTGGTAATTACAGAATATATAAATTTACCGGATCAGGTTCTATTACTTTTTAGGGGATTATATGGCTCATTTTGCACAACTTGATGAAAACAATATAGTTTTACAAATAATTGTTGTAAATAATAAAGACATTTACGATGAATATGGTATAGAAAATGAATCCATAGGAATTGAATTTTGTAAATCATTATTTGGAAAAACTACAAATTGGAAACAGACAAGTTACAATAAAACTATAAGAAAAAAATATGCAGGCATTGGATATAGTTATAATGAAATTTACAATGCTTTTATCCCTCCAAAATTATATAATTCTTGGATATTCAATGAAAATAATTGTAATTGGGAAGCTCCGATACCTTATCCTATAGATGGAAATAATTATATCTGGAATGAGGAAACTATGACATGGCAAATAGCAGGGAATAAAAATGCCTAAAAGTTTATCACAAACCTTAAGAGGAACAAACTACGGTACTTTGCCTGTTTCAAATGGCGGTACTGGAGCGACAACCTCTACTGGTACTACTAATCTTGTTCTGTCTAATGGACCAACACTAGATTCTCCAAGAATCACTACAGTTGCCTTAATTGGTCCTTCAACTGCGGCTAACCTTACAAGATTTCCAAACTCACTTACAGCAATCTCTAATACTGCTTCAGGTATCCAAAAAAATGAAGGTCATAATATTGGATTAGTTGCTGAAGGAACTGCTCATGCTACTGATACTTCAATCTATGGTATTGGTGTTTATGGTAAAGGTTATACGAATGCTGCCACACGTTCTGGCGGTGTAGTTGGTGAGGGTCATGTTTCTGCTACAGGTGATACTGGTTCTGCTATTGGTGTAAGAGGATACGCTAACGATACTCATGCTGGCGGTATGAATATTGGTCTGTATGGCGATGCTGCTGGTGGTGCTACCAATTACGCACTTTATATGAACTCTGGCAATATTACCAATGTTGCAGCACAAACTTGGACACTTGGTGGAAACCTTACTTTTGGTGGTGCTTATTCTGTAACGATTCCAACATTAAGTTTGACTAATGCATTGACTGTGGCTAACGGTGGTACTGGACTGACTTCTCCAGGAACTGCTGGATATATTTTGACTTCTAATGGTACAGCATGGGTATCTCAAGCCGCTCCAGTATCATTACCAAGTCAGACTGGCAATGCTAATAAATACTTAAAAACAGACGGTGCGACTGCCTCATGGACTGCTATAGCATCAACACTTCAAGTGCTTAATCGGTCTGTTAGTTTCATAGGTGTCACAATACAATCAGGAATATTATCTGTTCTAAATCGTTCAGGTTCAACTATATCGGTAGGAGTTAGTTAATGACAGCTAGATATCCATTAGTTCTTAATGGAACAACTATACAAGAATTACAAACAACAGATACACTAGCAGGTCAAGCAGCATCCGGTGCTAATAGTGATATTACTTCATTAACTGGCTTAACCACAGCATTATCAGTTCCTCAAGGTGGTTCAGGTGCTGCAACATTAACTGGTATCTTAAAAGGCAATGGAACATCTGCATTTACTGCAGTAACAGCTCCAACTGGAACAATTGTTGGCACAACTGATACACAGACATTAACTAACAAAACTATTACTGCATTAGGTTCTTATGAAACCAGAGTAGCAATGGCTGCATTAGGCATAGATTTGTCGTTAGGTTCATACTTTACCAAGACCTTAACCGCTGGTGCTACTACGTTCACCGTGAGTAATATTCCTGCCACTGGTTCAGTAGGTTCATTTATATTAGATTTGACTAATGCTGGATTAGCAACTATTACATGGACATTGTCAGTAGCCGCTGGTGGTACTTCTACTGTTAAATGGGTAAGCGGTACTGCTCCATCAAGTTTAACATCTTCTGGTCGTGATTCATTTGGTTTTTATACATACGACGCTGGAGCAACTTGGACTGGATATGTGATTGGTAAGGACTTAAAATAATGAGCAATCGTAAGATTATAAATGCAGCAGCAACTGGTGGAAAAGGTTATTATTCTACGGGTGCTGCATTTGACCCTAATTACGCTGACGTGTCGTTGTTATTAACAGGTGAAGGAACTAATGGAAGTACAACGTTTACGGATTTGAGTAATAGTCCTAAGACTATAACAGCTTATGGTAATGCTCAGATTAGTACTGCACAGAAAATGTATGGTACAGGTGCTATGTATTTTAGCGGTACACGTCCGTGCAGATTAAAATCCGATGCTTACGCAAGTCTTGCATTTGGCACTGGAGATTTTACTATTGAGTTATGGTGTTATCAAGTTTCAAAGGCATCTGGTTATCCACGATTAATTAACTTTAATGCCGACTACACTACAAATACCCACGCATTAATGATGAACACTAATGATGCGGTTAATAAGTTTAGATATGCAGTTCCTGGTAATATGGGTGATGCCATTATGGTATCGACCACTACATTAGCAAGTAATAAATGGTATCACGTAGCGGTAACTAGAAGTGGAACGACATTTAGATTGTTTGTGAATGGTACTCAAGAATCAACATATACAAGTTCCGCAACAGTAGATTCTAATGCTGCTGCATATATTACATTAGGTGATACTCCAACAATGACAGCAAGTGAACAATTTAATGGGTATATTGATGATTTAAGAATAACCAAAGGACTTGCCAGATATACAACATCATTCACACCACCAACAGCACCATTACCAACATCTGGAGGATATTAAAATGGATATTGCAATTATACAAGACGACCAGATAGTAGAAATCGGTCACTACAAAAAATTATTCCCTGCTACATCGTTTCCTACTACTGGACCAGATGTAGACTTCATGGCTGCTAACAATGTGCTTGGTGTGACTATTTGGAAAGCACATGATAAAACAACTCAAAAACTTATTACGGTTGATCCATACATTGAAGATAATCAAGTCTTTACGGTAGCCGTAACTGACAAAACTCCAGAAGATATTGCTGCTGATACATTAGCAGTAGCTAATGAAGTTCGTGCTAAACGGAACCAGTTGCTACTAGAAACAGATTGGACTCAAGTTGCTGATGTTCAAGTCGATAAAGTAATATGGGCAGAATACAGACAAGCACTACGAGATATTACTCTTCAAGAAGGATTTCCATTTGATATTATTTGGCCATCCCAACACAAATCTATACCAGTTGAATCTAGCATTCCCACAGAAGTTCCAGTTAATATTCCGGAAGAAATAAGCATTCCTGAAGAACCAGTAATTGATATTCCAGCTGGAAGTTCCGATTCAATAGATAGTATAAATATACTGTAGTAGTGAATTTTATAAATAATAATGAGGAATAATAATGGCGTTAATCTTTACAACTAAAGGTGATCTTGAAGAATCTCTGTTAATCAAAACTGAGGGTTCAGATGAATCAGATAATGAAATTTCAAATTGGACTGAGTACCATCTTGATGGTGAACTAGTCAGACGTGATGTTCATTTAATCCTTAAACAACCGGCTACATTTACAGAAACAGTAATAGGAGAATTTTAAAATGGCCAATACTCAGGCAATGGCAACTAGTTTTAAACAAGATATTCTTAATGGTATTCATGCTTTTGGGACAACTGTTGTTCGTGCAGCAACTACAAAAGATTCATTTAAAGCAGCATTATACTTAACAACTGCTAATATCGGTGCTGGCACTGGCGCTTATACTTCAACTGGTGAAGTAACAGGAACAGGTTATACTCCAGGTGGTGTTGCAGTTACTACAGCTACTGCTCCTTCAACTACAGGCACCGCCGCATTCTTTACTCCATCAGCATCAATCGTATTCTCTAATGTTACTTTAACTACAGCATTCGATGCAGTTTTACTTTATAACGACACTGCTACTGGTAAAAATGCGGTATCAGTTCATACATTTGGTGCTCAAACCGTTACTGCAGGTACATTTACATTGACTATGCCTACTAACGACTCAACAAATGCTTTGATTAGAATTGCTTAATAAATAACTATAAATCTTA